AAAATCAACTTTAGGTAATTTAGTTTTAACAACCTTTGCAGCACTTATCTTTTTAATGTTAATAGCTCTATTTGCTATCTTTTGACTCTTAACAAGTTTATTAGCAACATCTTTTGCTGGATTTAATAAACCCTTATTAACACTACCACGCAATGCTTTACCAGATTGGTAAGTACGTGCTGGAAGTTCTTTTACAAACTTACCAACTTTATCAATATCCTTATTTGCTCTTGCCCAATTCTTAGGATTTCTAGCAAACTTTGCTACAGTTTTTATATCCTTTATTCCTCTATTTTTAACATAAGTAGCAACCTTTGGAGCAACTTTTGTTGCTAATATTTTAGCACCTTGAAAAGCACCTTTAGCAAGAGCACCCCATGCTTCAGTTAAATCTTCTTCTATATCATAAAATTCTGAAACTTCTTGATAAGAGAATCCATGCTCATACATTGCTTTGATATCTCCTTCAAGTATCTCTACAATTAAATTCTCAAGATCTGCCTCATAAGAAGCAGCAACTGTTTCTTTCTTTGATTCTTTACTTGCTCTAATCTTTGAATAATCTACTTTTGGGTTTTCATTTGTTCCTGCAGCTGAATCTTTTGGATGTCCTGATCCAAGAACCTTTATACCCCTAATCGTAGTGGTTCTACCTTCATTAACAACCTCTAATTCACTTCTCCAATCAGAAGCATTCAATGCTTTTGGTTTGATTATGTCCACAGTTTCTACCTCTAAAAATTTTGTATCTTTAGTATAAGGTTCTACACTTATACCGCCTTGTAGTTCTTCATTTTTCATTCCAGGAAGATTTCTTGCTGGATCAATCTCATTATTAAATCCTATTAATGCTTTATCAAGGGCATGCTTTGGTGTTGTTCCTTTAGTTGTTGTTTTTTTAGACTTACTAAAAACAGTAGCATTACCAATTTTTGCATCTACATTATATCCACTACCATCCACCTTAAAGTTAACTGCATATTTCTCATCCAAGTCAGATCTCCAATCTGAAACATACTCTCTCACGAGTTCTCCATCAGACTGAACTTTATGTCCTCTTGGAATTCTTTTACATTTCTGACTACTATTACAAAAGTAATATCCTTTCTTGCAAGACGAGGCCATTGGATGTATTAATCTTTACTATTATTATTTAGAATTCCTTGTTTCAGCATCTTTGACAATTCGCTGGTAGAACCTACAAACAAGGCATTATTCGTAACATTATTAGTTGTTTTGGGTGTATCTTCGTTTAAATCCTTAACTTTCTTCTGTAAATCTGCTAATTTATCAGTTGTGTCTGCAACACTTTTTATTAATTGACCAGCAACTTCATATGCTCTAGGACTTGCACTTTCACCTGCAAGTTCCATAATACCATTAATTGCTTCCTGTCCTTTCTCAATTAATGAATATAACTGACCTCTTGTATACTTATAATCCTTATCAACATCATCGGTAATATTTACCATATTATCCTGTCTTTTCACACAACCATTCTCAGGTGTATTACTTACTTGTACATCAACAACATCTTCTGTGTTGAATGTATCATTCAATGTATCATAATTATCTTTCATAATCTTAACTTGCAAATTTAGATCTAGGGTCTGCTTTCAACCTATCTTCCTTCTTTATAAAAGGTCGTTTTACCAAGTTACCAACATCTTTTATTCTTTTACCAACAGATTTAGCAGGTGACTTCATAGTGATTGCGTCAGTGCCACCACCTCCACCACCAAGACCTGGTAGTTTACTCGTATCTTCTTGGAATTGATTAAAGGTTTTCATTATAAATCTATTTTACGAGTTGGACTATAATCTTTAGAATCTCCAAAGAAAGTTGATGATTCAGTGAATCCAAAATCATCACCTGGTTCTATGAATGGATCATCCTTTGCATCTATAACATTATCTTCGTTATAGTCTTGTTTCGCTTTAGCAGCAACAGTATAACGTTGAACACGTTTTGCTGTCCGTTGATTGGTATCTGAATAGTAGTCCAATTGAACCTTGCGGATAAGTCCTTCTGGAGTATCTGCAATAGGACCAAACATAAAGGTCTTTGCTGTAAATTGTAAAGTATAAATTAATGCTCTTCTTGTAGCAAAATCTCCTTCATAATCATCTTGTTGGGTGATACTTTGTAGTACCATAGGAATATCTCTCTTCTCACCAATTGATTTAACTAGATCAACTGATAATGTAAAACCTGGTTGAAAAAATGGTAATATCTGTTCAAGAATTTGAAGTCCATCATCCTGAAGTTTAGTAAGAATATTTAACTCAAATCCTAAATTATAAGGAACAGGCATAAAAACCTTTTTCATCTGTTCACCATCTTTTGCTTTAAAAGTCTGAGTAATACCAGACTTTCTAGTTGGATCATATTGAATAGAAGATATCTCAAATGACATTCTTGGTAATGTTATCTGAGTTGCTTTATTTAATTCTGGTTGTTGTTGAATTCTTGCTAAAAATTTCTGTCTAGGTCCATAAGCAACAGGAACTTTCATTTCACTAATATCATTTCCAGCACCATCTTCATGACGCACATAAATGTCATTAAATAATGTACCAAAAGCAATAACTGTTTTCCTCGTTATTTCGTGATAAAAATATGTTCCTAACATTAGTAAGTACCAAATGGATTAGATTCTGTGAAATCTAAAATAGAATCTGCTTCTGTTTCAAATATGTCACCTTCGTTATATTTATCATTAGTATCCTCCTTATCATATGAAGATACACTATACAATGCACCTGAATCTAATCCCTTAATATCTTCACCAGGGAAGAATCCTGTAGTTGTTGTACCAATCCCAACATTAGCAATCTTAAGGATCATAGTATCATAATCCCAATTCTTAACTCTTGCCTGAGTTCCAGATCTCATTCCTTGTACTACTTCATTAAACCAATAAGTTCCAATTCCACTAATTGTTTCTGGGTTTCCAATAGTAACAGTAGGTGCAACACTATATCCAATACCTGGATTTTGAACATATATTGAGGAAACTTGTTTATATACTCCTGATGTGCCCATAGAAGCAATACCAACTGCTGTAGTACCTGCACCTGGTTGAGCAACTGTAACCGTTGGTGCAGTTCCATACCCAATTCCAGTATCAGTCACAGTAAATCTAATAACACCTTTGAAACTCTTTTCAATAGAACAAGTTGCTGCAGCACCAGTACCTCCACCACCTGATAAGGTAATTATTGGTGGTGACGTATAGTTAGCACCAGCATTAGTCATTAATATCTTCTCAACAGATCTAACACCTGCTCTTTCTGTTGTAAATGCAACAGCAGTAGCATTATCACCTATTTGTCCACTAGGCGAAGTACTAATAGAAACAACAGGAATACCTGTATATCCAGATCCATCATTATTCAAGAATATCTCACGAATATATCCAGTATCAATAGATGATGATGCAAGAGCAGTTCTACCAACACCAACTAATTGTAGTTCTTGAATATATCCTTCATCTTCTACTTGAGTATCAATAGCCTCAATAGAAGTATCAATAACCTCATCCTCATATTCAAAGAGTTCACATTTCAGTTCATAAACATAATTCTTACCTAATTGATAAAAAGGATTCTCATGTTCTACAAACTTAACTTCAAACAATCTTTGTCCTAATGGAAAATATACTAAATCTCCTTCTCTTGGTCTAGATGATAAAAGATAATCATCAGCAGCCAAAAATGGTGATATAAAATCTTCATATCTTTCTCTTGAAATTGTAAGGGTAACTTCATCCCTTAAACTCATTCCAAATTTTGTTAATACATCTCCCGTACCACCATATCCATCATAGTTATTAACATATGCTTCTATAGAAAAATTATCATCAAATTTTGATGCTTGAACTTCTTGAATTATTGATTTTACATTTACAAATTTTCTTGGAATATATGTAACTTCAACACCAAAAGTTCTCAACTGTTCATTAATTAGATCTTGAACTAATTGTTGTTCTGAAGATGTTCCCTGTAGAAAAAACGGATTGAGTGCCATATCTTATCACCCAATAAAATCATATGGTGGTAATTCCCATTCAGAAGCCATCCTTCCTCTAAGAGTATCCAATTCTCTAACAGCCTCGCTATAAATTTCACTACCATTCATCTCAATTCCACCAGGAAGTTTTACTCCCTTAAATTTACTCATATTTATTCCCCATTGCTTTTTAATAGATGCAGTCACCCACTGTTTCAAGAACAAATCATTAAGCATAGTTCCAAATGTTGCTGGATCTAATGCTCTATAACAATCTAAAATCAACCAGTTATCAACTGATTCAGCACCCCAATCAATATCCAAATATAATCTACTTTGTCTCTTATTAAATCTTATTTGTTTATCTGTTGTAAGTAAATGATCAATATCCTCAAGATATGATTTTGTCATTGCATATTGTAATAGATTCACAGAATTAAAATAATATAAATCATTTAAGAATAATTGATATTTAATACTAAACATTCCACCAGAAATAGAACTAGTATCAAATTTAAATATTTTCTCTATACCAAGAACAGCGTCTGGAACCTCTAAGAAGTTAGATGTTTCATACCAATTAGAAGTAACAGTACCTAAACCACTTACAGCACTAGAATTGACAGTTGTAGTTACTATACCAACTCCATCAGTATTTTTTCCAGTCCCTCTGTCAATATCTGCTTGAGTTATCTTATATTTAAGATACATTCTCTCAACACCATCAAAATGGCGTTCTTGGTACAATTGAATGCCATCGTCAATAGCATCTTCTATCTGCTCATGGGAAACATTGATCTCTAAAACAGGAGCACCTAATCTTCTAAGGCAGTAATCCTTGAATTCAATTCTGTTAGTGATAGCATGTCCTGCCATTATTCTTTATCCTCGATGTTGGCGGTTTCTTGTAGAAGATTATTTATTTTTTCCTCATAATCTTGTTTTAAAGTTTCAAGTTTAGCTTCTAAAAGAACGTTTTGATTTAATGCATTTGCAAGTTTTTGATGATATATCTTCACAAGAACATTTACGTCAACTTCACTATTTTGCTGCATTTAGAATGTACCTCCGTCTAGGGTTGAAGTCCAAGATGGTTTGTTAGAGTAATTAACATTAACAGCACTTGGATTTACGCTTAAATTAGCGATAGCACCGTTATTTCCTTCTTTTCTTAAGTTATTAGTAGTATTAAATGTACCTTCAACACCAACTAAAGCAACTGAAGTTCCAGCATTAACTGCTGTTTCAACTACACCATAAGCACCACTAGTATCTTGCTTAACAATATCACCAACTGCCAATGTAACATTACTTGGTGTTGTTAAAGTATTTTTGGTAATAGCAACCATAACCTGTTTAGAGGTTATAACTGGAGCAGTTGGTGCATTAGTTGTTGAAGTTAAACCTGATGAAGTATAGTATGCAATACCATGAGTATTGAAATCACCTGTTTGATGATAGATACCTTTAATATCAAGATAACCTCTAGTACCAGTTATTAAACTATTAGCAAGATTAGCATCAGGAACATAAGTCCAAGATCTTGCAGGAGCACTACTATTACTATTTGTTTGATCAATATAACCAAAGAATCCTAACTTATTATTACCAACTCCACTACTTGTGTTATATCCGAAAGAAATACCACGATCAGTTTGAGTATCATAAGCATGAGTAATTGTTAATTGAGTTGTAGTAGAAATACCACTACCACCAATAGTCTCATTAATAGTAATAATCTTAGTTGATGTATTATACGAAGTAACTGTTGCTACACCAGATCCAGATAAAGCAGAACCAGCAGAACCAGTAGCAGAAACAACGTCATTAGTATTAATACCAACAACAGAATCTAATTTAATTGTACTGACACCAACAGCAACTGTTGCCATAACAGTTTTTTCACTTGTAAGATCACCAAGATGCATTATGGGATCATTAAGTGTAGAAACTGTAGAATTTACAGAAGTTGTTGTACCATCTACCTGTAAACTACCTTTAATAATAACAGTACCTTCATTACTTAAACCATCTGGATATGGATCAAGATATAAAAGATTCCCTGATCCACCTTTAGTTGAAATAATATTATCCTTTATTTCAACTTGGTCTGCAGCAAAACCAGTAAAATGAACAGTATTACTAAATGTCCAATCAGCACCAGTTACTAATACTCTATCTGTACCATTTTCATCATATTCAATTTTAGAATTCTTATCCGTACCAAAAGTAAGGAAACTATCATCTGGAATTACTACTTCACCAGTTCCATTCGTATTAAATATAATATCTCCATCTGTATTTGTTGAAGATAGTGTATTTGCATCTAAACGAAGATTATCTACATTCCATTGATCTACTTTTCTATTACTATCAAGAACAGCAACTATACCACCGTCACTATTTCTTGTATTTGATACACCATCAACAGAACCTGGTGTATGCTCCATCATGGAAGTGTAATAATGACCTCCAACAGGAATTGCATTAGTTCCATCATCTCCTATCCAAACTCTATCTTTATATTGATTAGTACCGCCGTAACTGCCTATACCAGTTACATACGCCATCTCACCCCAATTCAAACTGGCAGGTTTACTTGTGCCAGAAGATCGTTTGATTCTAATAATACTGGCCATTAAAAGTTCCCTCCGTTAATATCTAGATTCTGGGTTGCACCTGGAGTCAATTCCAAAGTGGTGTCGAATTTTTTAGTTGTACCATTATATACAAGTACCATTCCATTAGATAATGTAGAGGCATTTACATCGCTTAATTCCGATAAGGATAGTGTTTGGGCACCAGCAAGTGAGGATATAACCTTAGTTGCATTATGTTGCCCTATTCGGACTTTAATATCTGCCATCTATAAAAGCAATTCAGATCTATTATATATTTATACTTTATTATGTTATCCTACTTGTTAGTTCTTTTAGAAGACTTTTAATCTCATCAATATCTTTCTTCATTATATCTAATTCTGCCTTTTCATCCAATTGTCTTCTTCTTTGTGACATATAATCAGAAAATCCTGTATTATCACAATTAACTATTGCTCCTGTCTTTTCATCACGAAACAGGTTTTTATGTCCTTCAACTGGTATCATGCTTTTTTAATAGGTAATCCGTTAATTAAATCAATCTCAGATGGTTTTTCTGGATTATTATATTTGTCATATTTTTAAAAATTG